CTGGCACGAAGAGAAGCAAAGCACACTAGAGGATTTCTTTTAAATGGCAATCAAAGTACCACAGGAATATGCTGACTTCGACTTCGGATTTACGGGTGTAGACGAAGATGAAATTAAGTCTGATGTTCTTCTAGAGCTTGATGCGAAAGGTCAAGCTCTTACCGAAAAAGAAGAAGAGCTTGCTCATAAGATTAAAGTTCTAGAGGGCATCATTGTTCCTCTGTTGAACAATCTCATCAAGACTTCAGACAAAGCGTATATCCATTGGCCTAATCGTAAGGATAAGTGTCAGGAAATGCTTGAAAAAGTATTGACGACAACAAGAGGTCTATGACATTAAGTTTCGATAGAATACTAATAATGACGACGGGGATAGCACTCTCCGTCGTTTCTGCTTGGTACTCCGTAACAGGATTGACAGCTATCTTTGCTGGAGCATTCTGGGCAATCATAATTCTAGGAAGCACGTTAGAGTTTGGTAAGATTGTTCTCGCTTCATGGCTCTACAGGAACTGGAAACATGTTCCATTCCTCATGAAGTCGTATTTCACTTCTGCGCTTATCATTCTTATGCTTATTACGAGTATGGGTATCTTCGGATTCCTATCGAAAGCGCATCTTGAGCAGACTGCTCCTAGTGGAGACGTAGCTGCTAAGATTGAACGTATAGATAGTTCGCTCACACGCGAGCGCATGCGTATCACTAAGTCCGAGCAGCAACTTGCTCAGATGGACAAAGCAATCGACGCCATTATCGAAAAGAATAATCGCGCTCAGACAGCTTTGCAATTACGTTCTCAACAGAAGAAAGAACGTGATATGATAGCAGTTGATATCAAGGCTGCTCAGGCTGCAATCGAGAAGCTATTAGATGAGAAAGCTCCATTAGCCGCACAAACTCGCGCAATGAGATTAGAAGTAGGCCCTATTCGTTATGTCGCAGAGTTGATGTACGGAGAAGGAAACGAAAAAGATTTAGAGTCGGCTATTCGCACGATGATTCTAATGCTCGTGCTAGTCATCGATCCCCTTGCTGTTCTTATGATTATCGCAGCCAGCAAAGAAATGAAGCTAGAAGTCGATAGCATAGATGCTGTGACAACCAACGGTGACTTATGGGATGACATTGTAATAGAAAAGAAGTCTTGACAACTGATACGTAATATGATACTATTGATGATGGAGGTGAAATATGTCGCTTAAAGATAAACTTATTAAGAATTCAACTATCGCATTTACCGCTACACTCGAAGATTCAAAAATCTTCACTAAGAAGGATATGATTCCGACTTCTGTGCCTATGATTAACGTAGCTCTTTCGGGTAGCGTTGATGGAGGCATTACTCCTGGACTAACTATGCTTGCTGGTCCTTCGAAGCACTTTAAGACTGGCTTCGCATTGCTCTTGGCGTCAGCGTTTCTCAAAAAGTATGATGATGGAATTATCCTGTTCTACGATTCCGAGTTCGGAACACCACAATCCTATTTCAACACATTCGGTATCGCTTTCGATAAGGTAGTTCATACGCCTATTATGGACGTCGAAGAACTCAAGTTCGATATCATGAAGCAGCTGACTACTATCGAACGCACTGATCGTGTTATGATTATCATCGACTCGATTGGTAATCTTGCTTCTAAGAAAGAAGTTGAAGACGCTCTGAACGAAAAGTCTGTAGCGGATATGTCTCGCGCGAAGCAGCTCAAGTCGCTGTTCCGTATGGTAACTCCGTATCTCACGATGCGCGATATTCCTATGGTCGTAGTCAATCATACATATAAGGAAATCGGTCTGTATCCAAAGGATATCGTTGGAGGTGGAACTGGTTCCTATTACTCATCGGACGCTATTTGGATCCTTGGTCGTCAGCAAGATAAGGACGCTGATGGCATACAAGGTTATCACTTTGTGATTAACGTGGAGAAATCAAGATATGTCAGAGAAAAGTCAAAGATTCCAATCACCGTATCATTCGAGGGCGGTATTAACCGCTGGAGTGGTTTGCTTGATGTTGCTCTTGATGGTGGTTATATCGTAAAACCAAAGAATGGTTGGTATGCAACAGTTGATAAAGAAACTGGAGAAGTGAAACAACCTAGTATGCGTGCGGGTGACATTGTGGATAACAAAGAGTTCTGGCTGAAGATGTTCAAAGAAACAGATTTTGGCAAATATATCAAAGATAAGTATTCTATGGCACATGGAGCAATTCTCGATGAGAGTACAGAGATCGGATACAATGATGACGCTGAGTGAGTTTTGGAGTGATGATAAGAGTAAGACTGCTACAGTCGTAAAGGACGCAAATGCGTTTGGCGTAGAATTCTACGAGAATAACGAACTCGTAGAATATCGAGTATTTCCCGATAAGTCTATGCGATACGCTGAAGACGCAGCCGAGAACTTTACGTTGGGTATCCTGAGGTTCGACACATGAAAGTTCTTGACAATCCAGTCGCTCCGAAGTATACTACTGTAGATAGAGTAGACGTACCAAATTTCATTTGCTTTCGAATCGAAGATGGCGAGTTCGAAGGTGTAGTTTTTCATTATGAGAATTTGAAGATTACAGAGGAAGTCGACGATAGCGACGAACCTTGGATGAAATTTAATTATCATGTTGTCGAATCTTTTTGGGCTGACGATATGTTTACTGAGAAGCTGAAAGAAAGCTTCGAAGATACTGTTGCGTGTATTCTACAAGATATTTTAATCAAACAAGTGGGAAGAATCGGTAATGAAGATGGAACTGACGATTCTAAAGAATCTAGTTCATAACGAAGATTTTGCCCGTAAGACGCTGCCTTTTTTGAAGGAAGAGTATTTCAGTGATTCCAGTGAGCGCATTGTGTTCAAGCGCATCCACGAGTTCATGCTGAAATATAATAGTCGTCCTACTCGTGAAGCTATCGGTATTGATATTGAATCTACTTCCACTCTTTCTGAAGAAGAACATAAGCGTTCGATGGCTCTCGTTCATGATCTAGTTGATCCTGAGCCATCGGACATGGCTTGGTTGTTGGAAAACACTGAGTCGTTCTGTCAAGAGAGAGCAATCTACAACGCCGTTATGGATAGCATTACTATCCTTGACGGTAAAGATAAAGTTCGCACGAAGAACTCTATCCCCGAAATCCTGTCTGAAGCACTTGGCGTATCTTTCGATAGTCACATTGGACATGATTTCATCGAGGACTACGAAGAGAGATTCGATTTCTATCATCGAGTCGAGGAGAAGTTGCCTTTCGATCTTGAGCTGATGAATAGTATCACTCGTGGAGGATTGTCACGCAAGTCACTCAATATCATTCTCGCTGGAACTGGTGCGGGTAAGACTTTGATGATGTGTCATCTTGCAGCAGCTAATCTCACGCTCGGGAAGAACGTTCTCTACGTCACTATGGAAATGGCTGAAGAGAAGATCGCAGAACGTATCGACGCTAATCTTCTTAATATCGCGCTCGAAGATCTAGGTCAGATGCCACACGATTTGTATCAAAATAAAATCAATCGTGTGAAGGCTAAGACTTCTGGTAAACTAATTATCAAGGAGTATCCTACAGCGTCTGCTCACGTCGGACATTTCCGTCATCTATTGAACGAACTCAATCTGAAGCGCAGCTTTATTCCCGACGTAATCTATATCGATTATCTAAACATCTGTTGTTCTTCTCGTATCAAGGCTGGCTCTAATGTCAATAGCTATACCTATATCAAGTCTATTGCTGAAGAGCTTCGTGGACTAGCCGTCGAACGTAATCTCCCTATCGTATCTGCTACTCAAACAACTCGTTCTGGATATTCTTCCAGCGATCCTGGTCTGGAGGATACTTCGGAATCATTCGGTTTGCCAGCTACAGCTGACTTTATGATCGCTCTTGTTCGTACAGAAGAATTGGATCAGCAAAGTCAAGTCATGGTCAAGCAGCTAAAGAATCGCTATTCTGATCCTGCCACAAACAGGAAGTTCGTGCTGGGTATCGACAGAACAAAGATGCGCCTTTTTGACGCCGACGAAAGCGCCCAAGCTGGATTGTCTGATGGCCCCGTTATGGATAACACCAAATTCGGAAATGAAGATCGTGAAAGATCAAAGCCTAAACCCAAGTTCAATAACTTCAAGTTCTGACGGGCTAAATAAAAGAGTTCTTGACAACTTAGACACATTAGAGTATGATAGTCCAATAAGCGAGGGAGAAGCTATGGTCCCAAAAGCATTGGAGTACGCCAAGAATAAGGCGGAAATTCATATCACTGGCGGAAATGCGCGAAAGCGCAATTTCGTTAAGAAAGCTGCGAGATGGATGCTCGGTTACTCACTGGGTAACCGTCTTGCGAATAATATTCAATTAAAGATTAGTTTAAGAGAAGATCTACGGGATACACGATTCTATGGTTCTGTCATATGGGAAGACGACAATCAGCGGCCTCGTGAGTATGATATGGAACTATGCAACTATCTACGAGATCGTATGCTATATCGCGTGCTCGCGCATGAAGTATCGCACATTAGACAATATGCAATAGGTGATCTCAAAGATCTAGCTACCCACGCCAATTTCTGTAAATGGAAGAACGAAATGATCCTTTCCGAAGGATACGGTAGCGGTTCGTATTTCAATCTGCCTTGGGAGATTGAAGCTAGAAAAGAGCAGGAAGTTATTCTAAGTGCTTGGAAGAAAGCACACGGATATCATTTTAGACAAAAGACTGGAGAACTATATAATGATAATCTATAGTAAAGCGGATTGCCCTTGGTGCGATAAAGCAAAGGCTCTTCTGAATCAAATGGATGAACACTACGAAGAAGTGATGATCGGACGTGATATCACTAAAGAAGAATTCGTAGAGAAGTTCCCTGATGTCAAAACAGTCCCATATACGATCGTTGGTTCTATCGTATATCCTTCCTACGAAACTCTTGCTGAATGGCTTAACAATCCAGTTCGCAAGAAAACTCATAATTTTTAATGAATCGGGCGTGTAGCTTAAAGGTGAAGCCGGCCGCTCATAACGGTCTGAGTGTGTGTTCGAGTCACACCACGCTCACCAAAATCCCTAAATAAAAAATGCGCAAAATTTTAGTCGCGATATTCGCCTTGATAATGATAGGCGGCTGTTCAATAAAAACTCTTGACGCCGCTCATTATCCCGAAGCATATTATGTTAATGCGTCTTGGTATTCTGTAGGCACGTTAACCGCTTCAGGTGAACAATTTAACCCCGACGGGGCCACTGTAGCTCACAAATCGTATCCATTCGGAACGAAGCTGAGACTAACTAATCCTAACAACGGCAAATCTGTTATTGTCAAAGTTAACGATCGTGGTCCTTTTACGAAAGGTGTTGAGCTAGACATTTCCCGAGGAGGTGCCCAAAAATTAGGGATAATCAAACAAGGACGAGCGAAAGTTCGTGTGGAGTTATTAACGTCTAGATAGATTTGTTATGAATCTTCCTTTCGTAGCGAAAGCAAAAATAGGAGATAACATGAATAAAATAGTAATGGCACTACTAACAACGATGCTTCTTAGCGGAGCTGCTATGGCTGAACCTGTAAGGGGATATGGCGATAGTCAACCAAAGAAGAAGATATCCGCGAAACAGGCTGAAAAATATTGCAACATGAGCGCTCAAACGAAATATGCTCACTATGCAAAATACTGTAAGCAACTACAATCGAAGAAAGTGACACCGAAGATCGAAGAACCTATTATGGCTTCTTCTAGTTCCGACGAGTCATCAGGAGAATACTTTAGAAAAGCTTCTCAAGTCTCTTCAACTAAATTCTTCGCAGGATGGCAAGAGCTGCCAGCTGCGCCGATTGAGTCTACAAAAAGAAAAGAGTCAGCACCCAAGAAGATGGCTATTATCGACCTGAACACAAATGTTCCAGGCGGGCCTCTAACTCTGTCTCAACCTTCCCCACATCCAGATAAAGCTCGTCGTGGACGAACACCAGCTCCGATATTTGCGCCAGAACCTGTGCGTATCGCGAGGGAGTGGGAAGGATATAGCATCTTCAAGAATAGGGGTGACTTGATTAAGTTGCTCTCTGAGGGTAACGAAAAGAAAATCGATCCATCAAGAATTCCTTGGTGCGCTGCTTTCGCTAATGCAATTCTAAGTCAAGCGGGATATGAAGGGACTGGATCTCTACTAGCTAGAAGCTTTTTAGGATACGGTATTCCTACTACATATCCAGCAGAAGGTGACATCGCTGTGTTTTCTCGTGGTAGAAATCAAGTCGCAGGTCATGTTGGATTTTATGTAGGTGAGGAAACCGTAGAAGGCGTTAAATACATCAAAGTGTTGGGTGGAAACCAACGCAAAGGTGTCAGCGTAGCTTACTATCCTGCAGGTAGACTGTTGGGATATCGCAAGATTGGCTGATGACTAAGGAGGTGCTTTTTTGTCATGAGTCAGGGGAGAGCAATCACGCTCTCCCCTTTTGCATTTTATAAATAGGATTATAATGATAAAGTTCAAGGAGTTTATCGCAGAAGACGTTAGTGGTAGCTTGTCGGTATTCGATATCGACGACACACTATTCAGCACAACAACGCAAGTCCTGGTTAAAAAGGACGATAAGGTTGTAGAAAAGCTAACTCCAGCAGAATTCAACGTATACAAGCTAAAGGACGGTGAGGAGTTCGACTTCGCTCAGTTTCGTTCGTCAAAAGTGTTCGCAGACACAGCAAAGCCAATTGATACTGTATTCAAGACCGCTAAGAAGATGATTAATCGTTTTCGTGCGCATCCGAATAAGCGCATTATAATTTGCACTGCGCGAGCAGATCTAGACGACAAACATCTTTTCCTTGATACGTTTCGTAAGTATGGATTTGACGTCAGTCAAGTACACATCTATCGCGCAGGGAATATCAAAGCTCCTGGCGCAGAAGCAAAGAAGCAGATTGTTCGCGATCAGCTCAAGGCTGGTAAGTATCAGGTAGCTAGAATGTTCGATGACGCTAAGGCTAATCTAGATAAGTTCATTGAGCTTCATCTAGAGTTTCCTAAAGTGAATTTCGAAGCATTTCTGATTCACGAAGACGGACGCATCACGAGGTATAATGGCTAATTTTTTTATAAATAGGATAAGTCGTTTCACAGGCCATTAGGTAAATAATGATTTCTTTCAAAAGATTCATAATCGAACAACAAACGAGCGAGGACCCTGATCCTACTCGTCATCACGTCGAAATGTATATGTCTCCACAGGGACATAGAGTTATTCGCGTTATGAAATCAGATTCATCTGAACGACCAGACGATTACGAGCAGAGCTATCATCCTACAGAAGATAAAGATAACCCCGACGAACCTACTGATGATTCTACACCTCCAGATGATTCAGGACCTGATAGAGAACAGGATCCAAATAATGGTGAAACTAAGATCGGCTTGAGAAAAGAACCTATCGAAATAAATCCTAAGCTCAGAGAACAAAAAGAAGTAATCGTAGAAGGTAAGCCTTACAATCCGAACGAACCTCAAGACACGCTCGGTGGTGATTCACATAAGATGTTATCACAATTTCATCCATCTTCGTGGGATCATCATACGATAGCTAAAGAGTTCCATAAGCATTTACATAAGAACGGATACTATATGCATACGCCAACTCATCCTCTTGTGATGAGTCCAAAAGATCAGGCGTTTAAAAGCGGATTCAAAAGAAAACAAAGAGAAGTTAAGGGTTTACCTCCAGATCCTACTCATGAAGTTCCGCATCACGACGGTTCTATTAATAGAAAAGTTGACCCTAAGTCTAAAGTAGGAACAATGGGTAAGTTTGTTGCTCTGTGGAGTTCACAGAAACATCTTCCTAGTGAAAAGCAAAATCCGTCAGGAGTATCTACTAAGATATACACTAAAGATAAAAAAGAAATAGGCAAGCAGCACGAAAGAGATAGTCATGTAGTCGTGAACAACGATTCTGAAACTAAACACTCAGCTGGACCAGAACACAATCGTTGGTTCATTCGCGCGGGCGAAATCCGTAAAATTCCTCCTGGAGGAATAAGCGCACCTACGGGAACGAAAGGCGCCATAAAACATTATGGCAACGATTACGATTCCTATATCAAAGACAGATATCATAACGTGCCTCAGCATCATAAAGACATTGTAGATTATCATAACGATAAGACTTCAAATTCTACACCAGAACAGAAGAAAAAGGTTATGGATTTTGTTCAAAAAAGCCATCCTGAATTTCACGATTTGCATCAATCGGGTAAGTTGACAACAAAGAAAAAAGTAGCAGGCGAAAAGAACCAACAACCTCATTTTGTGAAGTGATAGTAAAATGTCAACATTAGCAGCAGGAGAATTACTTAAACACGATTATCGTATTGCAGCTTTTCTGCTGAAATACAAGAAAGGTGACGCATTCGAAACGGTCAGCGGTAAAAAGGTGAAATTCATGTATGATGAAGATATCGCTGCAGCTGTCAAAAAGAAAAATTCTAAAGTAATAAGTGCTTCATTTCTAATAGCAACGAATAAAAAAGACAGATATAAATTCAGTGACCTAAAGAAAACTGATGATTTCAAACCTGTAACCAAAAATCCGAAGAAAACAGAAACAGGCGATAAAGTTCCACCACTTGGTTATGTTGCTGAAGGCGTAATTATGGCTTCTATGTTGGCAAGATTTGTTAACAAAGCACAGGCAATAAGCGACTCTGACGTTGTTACTATGATAAAAGCAATCAAATCAGCTCCTGATAAAGGTGATCAAAAATCTGTACTTAAAGTAGTGAAAATGCAATCAGCAAACAAAAATCCAAAACTGTTTGATACAATCATAGCAGAAGTAGGTTTAGCTAAAAACTATTATAAATTTTTGGTTGATCCTAAAAGCTTAACAGTTCTTAAGCCTTATATATCTGGTGCTGTCACGTTTGCGAACAGCATTACAGTTAGAAAATGGGCTGATTTGTTTTATGAAAACGACCAAGAAAACAAAATTGTAATCATGGGAACAGGTATTTCTGGTCAGTCTGAAACGAAAGCCGACGTAGAAGTTTATGCTGGCTTGATAAGAGATATAGAACTGAATAGAATAAACCTAGACGTTTCTGTCAAATCTAATGACATCAAACAATTTGGTCAAGTATCTGGATCTGAGTTTGAAAAACAGTTATATCTATGGGAATCATTATTATCCATAAACATAAAGAGTAAACAAAAAGAATACAACAAATTTGCTGCTGAAGCCAAACTTGATGAAGCGATCACTCTTGCATACGAATACGCAGCTGCAGAATTCAATAAGCAAACGAAAGCTTTAAAAATTAAAAATGTTGTTGATGGGTTGGTTTTCCATGCAACGAAAAATCGCGAAACAACAACAGTCAGTCTTAATAAAACAGGTGCATCATTATATAAACCATCAGAATTAAAAATGAGATTTGCGAACTATAAACCGAAAGATATAACTGCTGATGTTTGGATGGGTGTAGATAAGAATGATCCAACTAGAAAACTACCTAGATTGGTTATCTATGTTGACGGAGAAAAACTATTACAAGTTAGAAATGGCAGCACGGCTAAATCTAATGGTGAACGATATGTTCGAAACTATATAGAAGGTGAAAGCTTATACTTTTCAATTATTGCTGAAGATTTCAAATAATAAGCACACCACTATAAAGAGGAGATAACAATGATTGAATCACTATTCTGGCTTGCAGTAGGAACGTTCGTAGGATGGAACTTCCCTCAACCTAACTTCGCTAAGAAGATCCAAGGATGGGTTGTAGAACTATACAAAAAGAATCCTACTAACTGACCCCTGCGCACATTTGCTATTATATGGTGTAAAAGCAGATTTGTCAAGACTTATTATAAATAAGAGAGCAGTTAGGCTACGGCAATCCTGCTCTCGAACTATTTGCGGTTAGGCTACGGCAATCCCACAAAGGAAGTATTATGAAGGGTTTCAAGACGTATATGAGGGAAGCTGCGTTCTCTGCTGAAGAGGATAAGTCCCACTATACGCATATCGAAGATGAGATCTACGTTTTAGGCGTAGGATCCATCAGAAAGATTAGCGAATACTTTCATGACCTGATTAAGGGCATTCCTGAAACTGTAAATCAAACTAAGATCGACGGCGCTCCAAGTATCTTCTATGGATATCAGAACGGCAAGTTCTTCGTAGCAACTAAGTCTATCTTTAACAAAGATCCGAAGATCAATTTTACGAACGAAGATATTGATGTTAATCACGGACACGCTCCTGGGCTTGTAGCTAAACTAAAGCTCGCTCTAGAGTATCTTCCCTCAATCACAAACAACAAAAACGAAATCCTTCAAGGCGATATGATGTTCGCCAAGGTTGATCTGAGAAAGACCAATATCGAAGGAATCCCTCACTGGTTGTTCAAGCCAAACACAGTGACAAACGCAGTTCCCGTCAATTCTGATTTGGGTCGCGAGATCGCTCGCGCTGCTATTGGATTCGCTCCTCATACGAAATACAACGCATCTGGTAGCCGTGTCACGATTCAAGCTCGCGATATGAAAAAGAACGCTCATGTGTTCCTAATGCCTATTGATGCTCCTTCGCTTGGAGACGTAGGACATCTACAGACGTTCATCGGTCAGATCGATAAGCTTCTCGCTTCACTTTCGAAAGATGATCTTGGATACGTCTCTACGCCTGAGATGAATCCTCACTTCCTTGCTTATGCCAACTATGTCATTCGTAACAACAGCATTCAGTCTTATTCTGGATTCGTTGATTATATGAAACAGAAGCTTCAAAAGGAAGTCGACAAGGCTAAGAGCGTAGATGGTAAAGCTAAGAAGCAAAAGATTCTAGACGACATGATTAGCGGCGTTGAATCAAACAAAACGATTATCAATAACGTTCTTTCTGTTCACAACAAGATTGGTGATATCAAGGATAAGATTATCGACGAACTTGATACGTATCAGCCTATTCGCAGATACTTCGAAAATGAGTTTGGTGGATTAGTAAAAACAAATCCAGAAGGATATGTGCTTCTCGGTAAACATGGTACTGCAAAACTTGTGAAGCGTCGCGTCTTCAGTATGCAGAACTTTGCTGCTGGAGCATTCAGAAAGGCGGCAGCGAAAGATGAGTAAGTCTGTTGTAGTTCTTCCTCTAGGTAGATTTCAACCTCCGCACAAGGAGCATAAGAATCTCGTTGATGCTGTGCTGAAACTAGCAAAGCAAACACACAGTGACGCCAAGATATTCGTTTCGCGCACAGTCGATAAGAAAAAGAATCCGCTGACTCCACAGGAAAAGATTAAGTATCTGAACAAGATGTTTCCTGGACACAAGGGTCTGTTCGATATGCCGCCCGCTTCTACTCCTACTATGATTGGTTCTCTCGCTGAACTATCTGGTAAGTACGACACGGTTCATATCGTATTGGGTGACGACAGAGTTGATGCTACAGAAACGCTCGTTAACAAGTACAATGGAAAAGATTTCACGTTCGAAAAGATTGTTGTTCATTCGCGTCATTCGATTATCAATACTCGTGTTGGTGATGCTGACGGCGTACACGCTTCGGATATTCGTAAGTGGGCTCAAGAAGGCGACTTCGATAAAGTTCGAGCCGAGATGCCTGAGAATATGTCAGATGCAGACGTAAAAGGAATTATGCGTTTGATTCAGACACGACTAGGAAAGAAGGAAATGAAGGAAGAAGTAAATCCTCTCGATGAAGTCTTTGCTCAACTCATGTTCGAAGAAGCAGATGAAACTGATTTAGACATCACTCTTCCTTCCGACGCAGAAATCAAAAAGCAATTAGATCGTATGTCTAATGATGAATTAGATATGCAAGATGACGACTGGATGGTAGCTGATCTTATCGCTGGTCCAGAAGTCTGGGACGAAAAGGGTGAGAAAGTAGATGCGCATGAAGCTTTGTCTATTCAAACTCGTCAGAAACGTTCACAGCGTTTTAAAGCTATGTCAAAGCGTTTGGCTAAGATGCGTCAAATCAAATCGAAGCAAATGCCACAGGGTCAACGTCTTCGTATGAGAGCCCGCAAAGCTGCTCTTATGATGCTTCGCGCACGTGCTACTGGTAAGAAGAACTTGGATTATGCTTCTTTGTCTCGTGGACAAAAAATTGCAGTTGATAATGCTCTTATGCAGCGTTTCGGAAAGCGTCTCAAAAACACTGTAGATGCTTATGCCAAACGCATTCTCCCTAGAATCCGCTCGAAAGCTCAGGATTCAGTTAAAAAGGCTCGCGATATGAAAGAATCATACGTCAACGAAATATTTTCTCAGAGCATTTTCAGCGATAAGAAGAAGAGCAAAGAAGGTACGCCACAAGATGTTGCTAACGATAAAATTCAAGCAGCACAGCGTGGCGTTTCCGTAAAAGACTGGGAAAAGACTAAGGCTGATAAGAAACACGATTCTCCGTTGAATGTTGATGGACAGAAGTTGGATACCTTAGATACTGATCCTATGCTGAACGATCGCCTTGCGCCAAATCCAAAGCAAGGACACCTTAATGTCCACATGAAAAAGACTCACGTCTACGGTAAAGCATTAGACGATTCATATAATCCTTCGATAGAAGAAGGTCGTAAGTCTGCTTCCGATAAAGATGCTCGCGATGCTGGTGACACGAACATTATCTATCAGATGCGTAAGACTATTAACTCTCGTGGCGAACACGAAACTGTTTTTGCTGATGGACATAAAGCGCATATCTCAATCAACGACGCAAAGAAACTTCTTGCTAAGTTCGAAGCACTTCGTTTGCCTGCTGATAAGCATAAGTTCACTATCGCTGCTGGTGCTAGTGCTAAGAGTTTCCACGACGTAATGGCTCACGGTATTCCAAAGGATAAGCCTAAGATCAGTCTTGGCGGAAAGACATTCAAAGAATTCTACACAGCTGGAGGCAACACTCGCGCTGTATCTCCTTATGATAAGGATGAGCCTCCTGGTGTTCGTAACATCGGCGAAGTTGCTAAAGACGAAGATCGTCCTACTGATCCAAATCAATCACGCCCACTGAGTCAGAAGATGGATTTGCTTCTTCGTCTTGGTCTCGTAGATCAGGAAGAACTACAGAAGTATCGTCGTGCGTTGCGTTCTAGCAAGAAATTTGCTCTCCAGAGTCCTCAGATGCGCGAGAAGCTTGCTGATTTGCTAGACAAGCTGATTGATCTAACAACTAAGGATGCCGCAACTTACTCTCGCGTGCGATACAACGTAACAACGAAAGAAGCTGTATCGCTTATGCGTAAGGCTGAATATTCAGGCGTTGATATCGAAATCATTCAGGAAGTATTCGCACGTGGTCTAGAAGAAAACGATGATGTCAATAAAGCATTCGCTCGTGTGAACTCGTTCATCGCTGGTGGATTCGCAGCTAAGTTGGATGAAGATCTAACGGAAGACGGAAAAGGTTACAAGAACCCAACTGGTGGCTTGACTCAAAAAGGTCGTGATCATTATAATAATCAAACAGGCGGTCATTTAAAGGCGCCAGTTACTACTCCTCCATCAAAACTAAAAGCTGGTAGTAAAGCGGCTGGTCGTCGTAAGTCATTCTGTGCTCGTATGGGTGGCGTCGAAGGACCAATGAAGAAGCCTAACGGCGAACCAACTCGTAAGGCACTAGCATTGCGTAAATGGAACTGTCGCAGCGAAGATACTCAGGTTGATGAGAAGCGTGGATTGTGGGATAATATCCATGATAAGCAAAAGCGCATCAAGAGCGGTTCTGGTGAGCGTATGCGTAAGCCTGGATCTAAGGGCGCACCAACTGACGCAGCTTTAAAAGCTTCACAAACTGAAGAACTCGATCGCGCATTCGAAGCTCATATTGATTCAATTAAATAAACTACATATCAATGGAAGACAATGTTAAGGAGAAATGAATATGTCTGATGAACTGATTACCATTATTGCTTTTGTCGTTGTTGCTTTAGGTATCGGATGGTATATGTGGCCTAAGCAAAAGATAGAGGAACCAAAGCTAGATCCTGTTTTGGAACCAGCCCCTACTCCTGTTGTTGAGGAAGTAAAGCCTGCGCCAGTTGCTTCACTAGAACCAGTTGTTGCTCCTGAGCCAGTTGTTGAAGCTCCGGCTCCGGCTCCAGAACCAGTCAAGGTCGAAGCTCCAGTAGCTGCACCAAAGGCAAAAGCAAAGAAAGCGCCAGCTAAGAAAGTTACAAAGAAATGAACGACGAACTCGTAGAATCACTCAAGAAAGCTCAAGCGACTAGCTTTGCGTTTTATCTAAAAGCGCATAACTATCACTGGAATGTGGAAGGACCTGACTTCGCACAGTATCATGATTTTTTGAGTGATCTCTATGCGGAAGTGTTTAGCGCAGTAGATACTATTGCAGAGTTGATTCGTACTCTAGATGCGTATGTTCCTGGATCATTTTCACGTTTCCAGGAGCTATCAACTATCGAAGATGAGTTATCTGTTCCTAAGACATTAGTTATGATGTCTAGACTTTATACCGACAATCAACGTGTTCTTGCAACTCTAAATGGCGCTTATCGTATCGCAGAAGCTGCTGATAAGTTTGGTATTTCTAATGCTATACAAGATCGTATCACCGCACACGAAAAGCACGGATGGATGCTCCGTTCATTCACTAAGGAGTAATAATGACTTATCGTAGTTTAGAAAACACAATACGTTTCAGAACAGTAAAAGAAGAAGCTGACTACGAAGGTCAGATGGCTCGCGCACAGTTGCAGATGATTGCACAGCGCGCCTCTGCTCTTGCTGATATGATGAAAGACGATATGCAGCTAGAAGCGTGGGTTCAAAGTAAGATTACCACAGCAGAAGATTATGTCACAACAGTTCACGACTACATGACTACTAGAAAGGGAAAGTAAAATGTCATCTATTGATAAAAAAGCATTTGGTCTTAGCGATTCGCTAATCAATGCAGTAAACGAAGCACTAAAAGGTGGTCAGGTCAAGATTGACAAGAATCACAACGGCAAGATTGATGGTCAAGACTTCAAGATGCTCCGTAAGGAAGAAGTGCCTCCTGGCTCTGTAGAAAAGCAGAACTATGATCACAAGATGATGAAAGAAGGCAATCCTGCTAATAAGGAAAAGAAGAACGCAGCCGCAGCTGCTGTAGGTGCTAAGAACAGAGATAGTCAGTACCTAAGCAGAATTAATCCAAGCGTTGCTGATAAGATTCGTGGTCGCGAAAAGATGTCAGGTAACGATCGTCAGCAGCACGAAGAAGTAGAGCAGGTAGACGAGATTTCTTCAACACTCCTTCACAAAGCTAAACAAGTTGCTCAGAAAAAAGCAGGTTGGTTGATGCCAGGTGATGGCGGTAAGGGTGACAAAGCATGGAATAGAGTTAGAAAATTCCGCGATGCTGGTGTAGCAAAAGAAAAGCAGGAAAAGGCTGTCAAGGAAGAAGTCGTTGACGAAGAAAGAATGTCAAAAGGTAGAAGAGATGCTCTTGCTAGAAAGACTTCTTTCACTGCAGATCCTCCAAGAAGACTTGAACCAGAACAAAAAAAAACTAAATCCGACAAGATGAAAGCATATCGTGCTGATCGCGATAAGCACATGGAAGAAGAAGTCGAACAGATCAATGAAATTGGTGATACAAAGCGTGGGCAGAAACTTATTAATAAGGTCCATAAGAGAGCATCTGAACGACTAGGTAAGGCTGTTGCTAATAAAGATCCTAAAAATGCTAGAAAGTATCAAGAGGTTGGTCATCAAGCTTGGGATAGGATGCCATCCAATAAGTATGAAGAAGTCGAGCATATGGAAGAAGCTTACGATGATAACAGTTCTAATGTCAGTGATTGGTCAGATAAGAAGCTAAAGTGGCACAAGGAAAAGCTATCTTCATCTTCTGCTAAGGCTCACTCTGAGCTTGTTCGTCGTTCGAAGACTGGTCAAGCAGCGCCTAAGAAGACTAATGAAGAAACTGATCCAGGATTCGTAGCTGAAGTTCAGCGCCGCGCTGATGTGAATATGGTCAAGGTTCGTATGCCTGACGGCAGTATCAAATACAAGAAAGTTAGAGCACATACTGCCATCCAGCACGAAGCTAATGATGCAGTGTCTAATCAAATTGCAGCTAAGAAAGATGCGTTCAAAACTCAGCTCCAACAGAAAATTGCTTCCAAGCAAATGAATGTAATGCAAGCTAAGGCTAATAAGCGTCTATCCAATATCAATGCGAGCAACGATAAGTGCACTTGTCAAGAAGGCAAAGGCAAGAGCATGACTTGTGAGATGCATGGTGATACTAAGAAGCTGAAGGGTGGCAAAGAACCAATCGAGACTAATCCTCCGCTTCGCGAAGCACAGGTCAAGACTAAATAGTAATCTATATCATGCCGAGTAGTCGCATTTAACGAAAAGCGGAAAGGAAAAGACAAATGGCACTTTGGGGATTCAGTAGAGAAAGCACACAGGTATCATCTGGTGCAAACACAGTAGCAGGTATTCTAAAAGGATATCGTCCACTTCCACAATCATCTGGTATTGCTCACTCATTTGACGATGCTGGAGGAGGACAGGCTAATAAGCGCAACGTAATTGCAACCACTAAGGGTTGGGTTCGTCGCTCCAATCGTACGAAGACAGAAGCACCAACAGTTAATGTTCAGTTCGACGAAGTTCTAGTCGCAGCTGCTCCCGGTAGTGGTTTTTATTACACTTCTAACAACTATCTAGGTAACGCAGACATTGTAGAAATTTACGTCAAGCTAAATGCTAACGGCGTCATCTCTGCCAATGCGACTAGCTCTAATCTATATGTTGTGTTCAATTCGCCAGTTCATAAGCGTCCATCTGGTAATCTTATGTCGATATTGATTGCTAACACTGTTGGTGGAAATCATGCAGTTGCTCGTATCGCTGCAGCAACTGCTGCTCGCGCGAACGTTGCTAACAACGTAATGGTATTCACAATGCCTCCACTACGAGGTGGTGTTGGTTCAGCAAGAGCAACGTATCACGTTAATGCGCAGTCAATTACTGTTACAGGTAATCCACTTTACAATCCTGAAATCGGTATCACTGCTGCTGCGAATCTTGTTATTACTGGTGCTGTTGCTAACAATCTTTCTCGTTTCAACGGCATTCGTATCACAAACTTCCAGGTTTCACCTAAGGGCGTTTAATAGAATTGGAGTCGCATAATGGCCGACAAGAAAGTAACACAACTTACAGCATTGACGACGCCAACGGCTCCAGATCTGTTGCTAATCGTTGATGATCCAAACGGAACACCAGTATCGAAGAAAATTACTCTTAAGAGTCTCTTCGGTGCTGTTACTTCGAATACGGTGTTCAGTGCAAACGTGACTGTGAGCGGTAATCGCGCACAGTTCGCTTCAAACGTCAACATCACTAAAACACTTACAGCTAATACATTTAAGATTACGTTAGGTTCTACTCCAGCTTCTAACAATGCAACAACTGTAGGTATGTCAGTCGGTGAACTACGTTTTACTAACACGTATCTTTATATTGCTGTTAACGCAACCACGATTAAGCGTGTCGCGCTTAACACATTCTAAGGATCAATTATGGCAATCGAAACTGCAGGATTTGCAGCAGCAAAACTAGCTTCAGCAGCCGGAGGACTTTTTGGAGGACTCTCTATGTTCGCGTTTATGAGACCGCATACAGTTATGGATGCGACTATTAGAGGTGGTGTTTGTACTGGATCAGCAATTATCGGTGCTCCGGTTCTTTTGGAATATGCGGAACTTGCATTAAATATCGATCATTTCATGTTCGCAGGAGCAGTAATTGGATTCTTATCATGGGGCGTGCTATCTATGATAGCACGTTTTTTTATTAAAGCGGACGCAACAAATAAAGACGTTGTGGAGGCCATACAGGAAATTAGAAAGTGAAATGAAGGGTAAATTGGACGAATCGAATTTCTTTCTTTATGCGGCACATCATTATTTGAACCCGTGCGTAGACGAACAAGAATTTTTAGATGATCTCAGTAGGATCAAAAATGTTCGCAGATTGTTCAGTCGCTATGAGCGTCGAGGTGAGTTGAAAGAGAGACTTATAATTAATCATCTGATGATTCTATATAACGTCTTTGAGCACAGAGCTTTAACGCGAATGCTTACTTTTAAGTTATACGATTATCTTCATCTTCTCAAGCCATTCCTCATGCTCATGAACTATTGGCCAGAGAGGATCGAGAACATAGGTACAGAATCTATTACGATTATCAACACTGATGTTATGATGGACATGCGAGTTGTAGAAGCATTAAGGAAAATCTAATGTCAGAGCTTAAAGAATTATCTCCTGCTCTTGTGGGTAAAGTCAACAAGGCTAGAACTCTTGGCGATAAGAAAAGTAAAACTCCTGAAGGAGATAAGACTCGTTCGATTGCAGTTCGCAAAGCTTGGCTCAAAGCAAAGGTGGGAGTAGTCAAAGAAGACGGAGAAGCTCCAGCTAATCACGCTGGACCAGCGACTAGTACTTCAGACGTACACTGGAGTAAGAAGCAACCAAAGGTGGGCCTTAAAGGGAAGGTCAAGAAGTACGGCCAGCCAATGGCATTCAAAGCTATTATGCGTCGTAAAGGTATCGCAGAAGCAACTGTGTACTACAAAATTCTATAGTTCAAACAAAGGGTGAGTTTCATGGGAATAGGTATTAAAGTCGCTATCGCAGCGATTCTATTTTCGATCATATCAGGCGGATATTTCTATATTCAAGCACTAGAAGGAAAGCTTGAAGCAGCTGCAGAAGTTCAGCAGCGTATGGAAGGTGTTATCACGCAACAAAAAGCACAGATGGATCGTCAGAACGAAGATCTGAAAAAGATGCAAGCTATTAACGTTCAGATAGCAGATAAAGTCCAGAAGGCACAGCAGGACGTAACAGAACTCAATCGTAAGTTCCAGAAGCGTGATCTAGTAATGCTTGCTGGTAAGAAGCCAGACGAAGTTCAGATGCGTGTTAATCGTGGCACGAAAGATGCTCTACGCTGCAATGAGTTGGTAACAGGTTCACCCTTGACAGCGGACGAATTAGCTGGTAAAGTGACTAACAATATCTGTAGTGATTTAATTGCCTCACAGATTCCTAAGAAGGAGGGTGCGAAGTGAAACATATTGGTGTCCTCGTTCTAGGTCTGCTTTTAGCCGGTTGTAATCAGACAACCAAAGTATTTGACAAGCCCGTTCTTGTAGATCGCACTGAACTCATGGTTCCGCCTGTGCAGCCAGTTGTTCAGAACGATATGAGCTGGATTGTTATCACTCCAGAAAACTACTCTCAGAAAATTGAAGAACTTAGCACCAAAGGCAACGTGGTCTTATTCGCGTTGACCCCTCAGGGCTATCAAACACTAGCCATGAATTTGGCTGAAATGCGTAAGTTCATTCAGAGCCAAAACGCAACTGTAATAGCCTATAAAGATTATTACAAGAACAGAGAATAAGTCTTGACAACCTTCCTTGAGCTGATTATAATGAACCTATGTCTACTATCACTGATCATAAATTTGCGAACATGATTGGCCACAAACTTCTGCTGTTCAAGCGGAAGTCAGAGCGAGTCTACAATTTCCGCTGTCCTTTCTGCGGCGATTCACAAAAGAATAAATTAAAAACCCGTGGCTATCTGTTCGAGAAATCGGGCGGACTAATTTATAAGTGTCATAATTGCGATGTGGGTACTAATCTCGGTAAACTTATTGATCTCGTTGATCCTAGTCTCTCAAAAGAATACAGACTAGAATCATACAGAGATCGTGTTGCTGCAGGGAATGAAGACAATTTCATTATCCCTCGCACGGAAGTTCCTAGGCCTAAAATTATTTTAGATGAGATGCTGCCGCGACTTGACGAGTTGCCGCCGCATCATCGTGCCGTGGAATATGCTAAGTCTCGTAAGATACCTAAAGAACGATTCAACGATCTTTATTATGCTCGAGATATGAAAGTTCTCGAAGCACTGAATCCTGCATACGAAGGACGTTTGGCTTCCGATGAACGACTGGTCATACCTTTCCGTGGAGAAGACGGAACGTTGACTGGCGTCTCTGGTCGTGCAATGGGCAATTCAACATTACGCTATGTAACTATTCGTATCACTGAAGATCCTTTGATCTACGGTCTCGATCGCGTGGCCAGAGGGAAAACTATATACGTTGTAGAAGGTCCTATCGACAGCATGTTTCTTGACAACGCTATCGCTGCTGGTGGAACTGACTTCAGTCGTGCGCTCTACAATGTTTCTGGAGAAAACGTCGTGCTTATCTTCGACAATCAGCCCAGAAACAAACAGGTTGTTAAGCGTGTGGAATCATTTGCTGCTCGTGGATATTCAATGGTCATCTGGAATTCGTCATGGATTTGGAAAGATATTAATGATGCGTTCATGAACGGAGCAAGCAAATCAGAAGTCGATCTCATACTAAATAAATCCACGTTCAAGGGGCTTGCCCTAAGACTTGCCATCCGAGACTGGAAGAAATGTTAAACTCAAGCGCAATGCTTGAGAACGATGATCTATTGCCCGAAAAAAAGAAAAATGGAGTTACCATCTATGTCGAACGCACTTCCTACGTTGTACCAGCAATTTATCCACCTATCACGCTATTCAAGATTCTTGTGGAATGAGGGACGACGAGAAAGTTGGCAGGAAACAATCGGGCGTTTCTTTGACTTCTTTGAAGCTCATCTAAAAGAAAATCATAATTATGATATCGCTGCGTTGCGTGCAGAACTCGAAGATGCAGTTCTTTCTCAGAAGGTAATGCCTTCTATGCGTTGTGTTATGACTGCTGGCGAAGCGCTCAAGCGCGAGAACATCGCCGCATACAATTGCTCTTATGTTGCTGTGAATAGCCCTCGTTCATTCGATGAGATTCTTTATATCCTCATGAACGGAACTGGCGTTGGCTTCTCTGTAGAAGCGAAAGACGTTGAGCAGCTTCCTATCGTCAACGAAGATTTCCATCCTTCCGACACAACTATCGTCGTAGCAGATTCTAAGCTTGGTTGGGCTAAAGCGCTCAAAGAATTGCTCGGTATGCTATACATCGGTCAGATTCCTCGTTGGGATCTATCTAAGGTTCGTCCTGCCGGCACTCCTCTTAAGACTTTTGGTGGACGTGCTTCTGGTCCAGAGCCACTCGATGCGCTATTCAAGTTCTGCGTTGATATCTTCAAGAGAGCGGCTGGTCGTCGTCTAAACACATTGGAAGCACATGATATTGTTTGTAAAATTGCTGATATTGTTGTTGTGGGTGGTGTTCGTCGTTCCGCTCTTATTTCTTTGTCTGATCTGTCTGATGATCGTATGCGTGTTGCTAAGTCTGGTCAGTGGTGGATGGATCAATCGCAAAGAGCACTAGCTAACAACTCTGCTATCTATAAGGAAAAACCAGACATCGGTTTGTTCATGGAAGAGTGGAAGTCGCTGTACGAGTCTAAGTCTGGTGAACGCGGCATCTTCAATCGTGCAAGCGCGAAGGCCACAGTTATCAAGCATGGTCGTCGCAACCCTGATTATGATTTCGGTACCAATCCATGCTCTGAGATTATTTTGCGCGATAAGGAATTCTGTAATCTATCGGAAGTTGTTATCCGTGATACAGACACGATGGAAACTCTTAAGGAGAAAGTCTACTGGGCAACTATCCTAGGTACATGGCAGTCAACTCTCACCAATTATAAGTATCTCTCTTCTGCGTGGAAGCGCAATTGTGAAGAAGAGCGTTTGCTTGGTGTATCTATGACAGGAATTATGGACAATGACCTCACAAACGGAAAACTCCCAGGAATTGAAGGACGCTTGGCAGAGCTTCGTGAAATTGCAGTCGCCACTAATGCAAAGTTTGCTAAGGAATTGGGTATTCCGCAATCTGCTGCTATTACCTGTGTTAAGCCTTCTGGGACTGTTTCTCAGCTTACTGATGCTGCTTCCGGTATTCATGCTCGTCACAATCCTTACTATATCCGCACCGTTCGTGCTGATAAGAAAGATCCACTGGCTGCTCTCATGATTGACGCTGGTGTACCAGTTGAAGATTGTGCGATGCGTCCGAACAATGTGTATGTGTTCTCCTTCCCAATGAAAGCTCCCGCAAACGCTGTGTTCCGTACGGATATGTCTGCTATCGAACAGCTTGAACTGTGGGTCACTTATCAGGATCATTGGTGCGAACATAAGCCGTCGGTCACTATCTCTGTCAAGGAACACGAATGGCTCGATGTTGGTGCTTGGGTTTATAAGCACTTTGATAAGATGTCGGGTGTTTCGTTCCTCCCATTCTCTGATCACGTTTATAAGCAAGCTCCTTATCAGGATTGCACGAAAGAAGAATACGAAGCGTTCGCTGCTAAGATGCCGAAGTATATCGATTGGAACAGACTCGGGGATTATGAGAAGACAGATAATACTACGGGCGCTCAAGAACTAGCGTGTGTCGCTGGTGGATGTGAGATTTGATCATGGCGGAAAAAGATCTTTCCTGTCCTTGTGGAGAATACGACTACACAGTTATCTATGAAAAGCGTGGTAAAAAGGCAACTCCAGTGTTCTGCCC